CGGCTGTTTTGTATCTCAACAGGCCATTGGTCTCCACCAGCAAACTTTAAATCGTCAAGGGCTTCAACTCGATTATTGGAGTCATTATCCGAACAGAATCGTAAAAATTCTTTCGCTTCCTCAATAATACCGTCATCAGTATTATCTTCAATATCGTTGTCGTAGATTCCCATAACTAATCCTTATATCATATTTTCAGGACATCCAACTGCTTACCTGATAATTTATTTGTTTTTTCTTCACTTGCTTAGGCTCATTAATCATTAATCCAATATATCTAAAGGCATCTGCGCCATGGGAATAATTGTCATGTAATGGCTTTTGGCTAAATGTTCCTGTGTCAGGGTTAACATCATACCGATAATGCCTTAAACATTGTAAACCTTCATGGCAATTTTCTCTATCAAAATAGCATTTAGGAAAGATTGTCCTAGCAGCGTTGATACTATCTGTTATTGGCGTTCTGTCAATGATTCTTACATTAAATCCAGCAGCCCTGACTATTTCCTCAATGCTTCTGCCGTTGGCAGCCAAGGTTTTATTCTGTGCATCATGGGGCAAATACAAGGTGTCATAGACATAGCCAAAGGTTTGCATCTTAGCTAATATTTGGCTCATTGTTGTCTGTGTTGTTTCGTAGTAACGAATTAGCCTGGTCTCCATTCCTATGAATTGCAAGAACCAGACTGCCGTAGCATCAGCCCATCCAATATCAAATACAGCCATTACAGGCTTAATTGGGTCGTAGGGCACTCTAGTAATCCTGCCCTCAAACTCAGCCTGCTGCATTTCTTTAGCAAAGATAGCGCCATCTACGGTCTGGCGGCACATTCCTTCCCAGACTGTATTGTAGGCTTCCCTGTCCCTAGCATATAAAGCATCTTTCTCAAGTCGAAGTGTTTCAGGAAACCATGGGTTATCTTGCCAACCTATGCGCTGAACAACTGAATTATTAGGTGAATTTAATACAAATCGTTTATATGTTTCATCAGTTTCAAGCTCAGGATTAAAGCTAATCCATATTTCAGAGCCCTCTTTACGAATAGTTGGTATTAATGTGTCCCAACTCATTTTAGATACTGTATTGGCTTCTTCCACCCAACAAATATCTATGCCTTCAAATGATTTTAAATTGGATATATTATTTTTAAGGCCAGCAAAGCTAAATTCAGTACCATTTTGACCTTTAATAGAAGTTAAGGTAATTTCATAAAAGCCTTGCATTTCCATAGCAAATATCTGGTCAGATAAAAGTTTATGAACAGATTGGCTTATAGATGTTTGAAATTCCCTAGCACACAATATGCGTAAAGGGGCTTTAGAGCCCTTAATAAGCAAAGCCCTAGAAATAGCCCAAGACTTACTACCGCCCCTACCGCCAAAAAGCACACGATAACGACTATGGTCTGGCTCAAATAATACTGAGGCTTTTTCAGGAAAATCAGCATTTCCTATGCCGTTAACTATTTCCATTAGGCTTTACAAATGTAACAGTTAACCCTTTTAGCTCTGTGCCATCTGCGCCTGTATGTTCTGTTCTAACAGTTTCAGTCCAATTAGCCCTGGTTTTAAGCCAAAAGATTGCAGCCGAAGTATTACCATTTTTAGCTTGCTGAAATAAGGTTCTGCCTATTTCTGCGTTGGCATCTATGCGGCCTTCTTCTAATTCCTTTTTATAATGCTTTCTGAGGGTATCGTCAGTTATATCCATTTTATGGGCTATATCGACATAGCGAATACCTACCGCACTTAGGTTTTTAACCAAAAGGCGGGTCTTTTCATCAGGAATATGCTCTATACCTTGCATTTATGCTTTTTCTAACTCCGAAAGTTCTAATAGTTTAGCAGTTTTCCCTGTAAAATCTTCCCAACGCTTAACTATGACATCACAATATTTTGGGTCTAACTCCATAACATAGGCTATTCTACCGTTCTTTTCTGCAGCCAATAGCGTAGTTCCAGAGCCACCAAAACTATCAAGAATAATATCTCCACCTTTAGTATTGTTAAGCATTTGGTATTCAAACAAAGCTACTGGCTTCATTGTTGGATGTTCTTTATTTCTATTAGGCTTATCAAACTCTAAAATAGTGGTTTGTTTTCTATCTGTAGCCCAAAGGTGTCCAGCACCTTCTTTCCATCCGTACAAGCAAGGCTCATGCTTCCAATGATAGTCTTGCCTGCCCATAACCATTGTAGACTTTTTCCAAATAAGGCATTGTCTTACTTTCCAACCAGCATCGTGCGCAGCACCTCTAAAATTGTAGCCTTCTGAATCAGCGTGCCATATATAAAATACAGCCCCAGCCTTCATTACTGTATCGGCTGTAACATAGGCATCACGCAAAAATTGGCGAAATCCGTCATCACTCATTGAATCGTTTTGAATGGTTAAGGCATCTTTAGTTTTACCTTCATACGCTACATTGTAAGGTGGGTCGGTAAGCCACATATCTACTTGTCTTTCGTTTACTAGCTTATTCATATCAGTAACGCTACAACTATCACCGCACATAAGTCTATGATTTCCAAGGATATATATATCGCCTAGCTTTGTTTTAGGTTCATCTGGCACATCAGGTACGGCATCTTCATCTGTTAGCCCATCCGTTCCTACTATAGAATTAAGCATTGCATTTAGTTCTTCTGCATTAAATCCTAGCAAATCTATATCAAAATCTAATTCAGATAATCCTTCTATTTCTACCTTTAATAAGTCCATGTCCCAACCAGCGTTTAAGGCCAGTTTATTGTCGGCAATAACATAAGCCTTTTTTTGGGCTTCAGTAAGGTCAGAGCAATCAATACTTGGTACTTTGGTTAATCCTAGCTTTCTAGCAGCTAATACCCTGCCATGACCAGCAATTATTCCATTGCCGTCTACTAATATAGGATTTCTAAAGCCAAATTCCTTGATGCTTGCCGCTATTTGAGCTATTTGAGCATCATCATGCGTTCTTGAATTATTAGCATAAGGTATTAAGCTATCTATTGATTTGTCAACTAGCTTCATCGGTTTTAGGTTCTTCTACCTTTACCTGTGGCATAGCTTGTGCATGAATCTTGCTGACTAATGGAGCACATTCAGCATAAGGGTTTTTACCTACGCTCATAAGGATGTAGTTTACTTCTTCTAAGGTTAAGTCTAGTGTCATTTCTTTTTGCCTTTCTTTGCAGCATTCTTTTCTGCATAAGCAATGGCAACTGCCTGTTTAACAGGTTTACCTGCTTTTACCTCGGTGGCTATGTTTTTCTTAAATGCTGCTGGTTTGGCTGATTTTACTAATGGCATTTTATTTTCCCTTGGCAGTCTTAGCTGATTGTTTAAATGCTGCGGCAGTTGGTGCGCCTTTACTACCAGGCTTACGCATTTTCTCTACGGGTTTACCCTCAGCCTTTTCTTTTTCAATCCTTGCTTGTTTTTTATGAATATTTGCATAGAGTCCAGGTTTAGTTGCCATGGGTTTTTCCTTTACTGGTGAATTTTTAGGTTGATAAACTATTTTACGCCTAGCATCAGGCGGCAATGGCTCAAAAAAAGCTACAAACCATTCAATTGCTTTTTCTAATGCATTCTTCTTCATTTTCTTCCTCCGTAAAGCAAATATCCTGCCAACTCATGACTAGGTATTTGATTCCATCTTCAAAATAAGGAAAGTATTTAAGATATTCCTCGCCTCTGTCGCCATTCATAGTGCCAAAGCGGACTCTAGCACCAACTTCAATAGGCATATCTTCCCTGCGCCCATTGGGTAATTTCTTGCCAGGACCTACTGCCACGACTGTTCCCATGTTTTCTACTTCCTTATTATTAACAATAAGAATCTTAGATAACACACGCACATCAGGTTTAACAACGATTTTGTCTAGTAATGGCTTTAACTTCATGATTTTTTAGGTCTGCCAATAGGATTTTTCATTGATTTGGATACGCTAACCGTTAGGCCGCTAGTAATCGATTCAATAACTAGGTTTTTAGAGTGCATGAATTCTCCGCACCAATCGTTAGGGCTTTTGTTCCTAAGTTCAGGATACCGCCTGCAAGCGCCCATAGGCTCTTGACCAGAAAAAAATCGACAAAAACTACAATATTCTTTATCGTTTGCAATAGCCATGTAGTTCTCCGATTACTATGTGGTTAGAAAGCCTTAGAGTTCCTTCACCTCTAGGGCTTTCGCTTTTATTACTTCTGGTTTTTGTCTTCTGCTGTATAGCTTTTACGGTCATGGCTATAGCATACGCCTTCAGTACGACCTGTATTAAACAGCTTGTCTGAACCAGTAGCATCTTCTTTGCCCATGGCTACGCCACCTTTAATTTTTTCCATGCGCTCGCCTGATTTATCAGAAGAAGTGGCGGCTGGAATCTTTGCGCCTGTTGTACCGTATGTCATATATTTCCTTTTAGCTAAAAAGTCTGCAAAATGCAGTTTGTTAATTTTATGTATATCTTAACTGATGTCAAGTAGTTTAATCAATCTAATTGCGCCATCAACAGAATCAATTCTATTTACAGCGCCACCTTGCCATTGTTCCATAAATTTTAATTGAGGCTCAGTAAATTTGCCTGTTTTTGATTTAACTTCTACTAGCACCGATGTGTTTTTGTAGCCTATTAATAAATCAGGGCAACCTTTGCCAACTGTTGACAAATTTAAGACCGTAACGCCCATAGATTGAAAGGCTTTAATTATTTCCAATTGATTGTTGTCAACTCTTTTTTTATAGTAAGTCATTGTTTTGTAATATATAAGTTGTTAGTATAAACAAACTTTAATAAGGTTTATATGAAAATACTCTTGTTGGATATAGAAACTTCACCTAATGTAGCCCATGTTTGGGGCATTTGGCAACAAAATGTAGGCCTTTCTCAGTTACTAGAATCATCTTACACCATGTGTTATTCAGCAAAATGGTTAAATGAAAAAGATATATATTTTGATTCAGTTCAAAAAAGCGACCCTAAATCAATGCTAGAAGGCATACATGGACTTTTAGAAAATGCCGATGCAGTAGTCCACTATAACGGTACAAAGTTTGATATGCCCACCCTAAATAAAGAGTTTATTGTGCATAAAATGAACCCACCAACGCCTAGCAAGCAAATTGACTTACTTAGGGTCGTTAAAAGCCAGTTTAGATTTCCTAGTAATAAATTAGATTATGTAGCTCAAAGGCTAAAATTAGGCAAAAAGAAAGAGCATGAAGGTCATATTCTTTGGGTTAAGTGCATGAATAATGACAAAGAAGCCTGGAAAATAATGGAAAGTTATAATATTCAGGATGTAATGTTGTTAGAAAAGCTATATAAACGCTTACTTCCTTGGATTAAACAGCCGTTAAATATGTCTTTAATGAAAAAAGGTAGAAATGGCTTTATTTGTCCTACTTGTAGTAAAGCTGCTTTATTAAGTAAAGGTTTTAGATATACAACTACAGGCGCTTATCAACGCTATCAATGTAAAGCCTGTGGTGCATATTCAACAGATACTAGAACAATCATACCTCACGCAAAACTTAAACATTTATTTTGAAGATAACGCCAAAAGTCCTTGAAGCTATATATTTAACACTTGCTAAGTGCGAACCGTTTAATAAATGGAAGTTGCCGCCTAGCGAGATTTGCCGTTTTGAAATTGTTGATGACCATAGCGTTATGGCTACTTATGAATTTGATGAAACATTAGCTAAAAGCCACATATTCTGCATATCAAAGGCTAGATGCTCGTTTTACGATACCGTTGTCAGAAGCATGGCTCACGAAATGATTCATTGTTCTAGGCATAAATCTGGCAAATGGACTTTACATGATGCAACATTTAAAAGGCGCAAAATGCTTGTAGGCCAATGTTTAGGCTTTGACGGTCACGAACTATAAGCAATATTGTTTATAAAAGGTTACCTTTAGCTACCTTTTAAGTCTTTTAGTAACCTTCTTATTCTTTTTTTAGGCCT